GTGGAAAATAACAACGGTCAATTCTTTGTTATGGGATTGTACAGAGGTGCTGATTTAACAGCGGGTTCAATAAACAATGGTGGTGCCTTAGGTGATTTTAATGGTTACAGTTTAACTTTCGTTGCAGAAGAGGCTTTACCTGCTCCATTCACAGATATAACAAGTTCAACTACTATCGTTTCTGATTGTTTCACAGGTGCAACAGTAACAACTGCTTAGTCGTGGCTTGTTTAATAACACTTGGACGTTCAGAGCCTTGTAAGGATTCACTTGCAGGGCTACGAAACGTTTACTTTATAAATCAAGATTTACAATCAGGAAATATTGTGTTTTACGACCCTTCAGGTACACCCCCTTTTGTAAATACTGATGAAGTTTATTATGTAAATTTTGTTAATTCAATTTACAAATATGAGCTAAAATCTAACGAGAATGTTTATGACCAAGAGATAGTTTCATCACGTGAAAATGGTACTACATTCTTCCGTCAGACATTGACTATCAAACTAAAAAAACAGGACATTGCTACGCATAACGCTGTTAAAACTTTAGCATACGCAAAACCACGTATTTTAGTTGAAAACAACGAAGGACAATTTTTCTTAGTTGGTATGTTTAGAGGTTGTGATTTAACGGCAGGAAGTATAAACAATGGTGGGGATTTAGGTGGTTTTAATGGATATTCCTTGACATTCACTGCCGAGGAGCTTCTACCGTCACCATTTGTAATAAATGGCACTAATTCATTTAGGGTTGGACAGGCCTCGACTATACCTTTATCAGCAGCATCGACAATAGTTACAAGTTAATACACGGAGGGGCTTAAAACACCCCTCTTTTTTTTTTGCAACAAAAACACTCTTTTTTAGTTATACTATTACATGATAGTATTAACGACATCCACAAGCCCCCAAATAGTTTACTTCGTGCCACGTGAAGGCTCGGGAAACTCCGATAAGATATTCTTAACAAACGAACAGACAAACGTCACCACAACGATTAATATCACTACCTACGCAACAGGTGATTATTACCATACTGCGACCGCTACATTTGGGCTAAAAGAAGGTCATACGTATGTTTGTAAGATAGGCAAAACAAACGACATTCGATTTTACGGTCGTATATTCTGCACGAACAACCCAAGCTCTAACTTTACTCAAACGGTAACAACAAACGAATTTATTATATATGAATAATAACATTATACAACTATCTTCCTATACAGCCCCTGTAATTGTCGAAAATAATCGCAACGAATGGGTAGAATATGGTGAAGATAATAACTACTATCAATTTTTAATTGACAGATATAGCAATTCAGCAACAAACAACGCTGTAATAAACAACATTTGTAGACTAATATACGGTCAAGGGTTAACCGCTACGGATAGCGCGATGAAGCCAAACGAATGGGCGCAATTACTATCTATATTAAAGGAAGACGATTTAAGACGTATTATCTTCGATTTGTACGCACTTGGGCAGTGTGCCTTACAGATTCATTACGATAAAGGACATAAAGCTATTACAAGGGCTTTTCATACGCCTATTCAATTATTAAGACCTGAGAAATGTAACAAAGATGGGGACATTGTAGGGTACTTCTATTCTGACAATTGGACAGACCCTAAAAAATACGTACCTAAAAGATTCGATGCGTTTGGAACTTCTAAAAAAGAAGTAGAGATTTTATATCTAGCCCCTTATAGTGCTGGGATGAAATACTTTTCAAATGTAGATTATCAAGGTGGTATTGATTACGCATTGTTAGAGGAAAAAATTGCTGAATACCTTATTAATGAGGTTAGTAACTCTTTTGCTCCCACGACTATCGTAAATTTTAACAACGGTACCCCAACGGACGAACAGAAAGACGAGATTTCATCTCAAGTAATTGGTAAGTTAACTGGGTCAAAAGGTAAGAAAACTTTAATATCATTTAACGAAAACGAAAATACAAAGACAACGGTCGACACTATACCATTGAACGATGCTCCAGAACATTACCAATATTTAAGTGACGAAGCTACATTCAAAATATTACGTTCACATAACGTTACTACTCCATTATTATTTGGTGTATCGGTTGCGACAGGATTTAGTTCAAATGCTGATGAAATGAAAACAGGAGCGTTGCTATTTGAAAACATGGTTATAAAGCCAAAACAACAAATGATCACTGAAATGCTTAAAAAAGTTTTATCGTTTAATGGTGTTTCTCTTAACCTTAGATTCAAAACTTTAAATCCTTTACAAGGGGACGAGCCACAACCTGTACAAGATGTTAAAATGAGTGCACAGGATGAGTTAGATGTTGCGAAGTATGGAGAGGATATTGATTTAGACGAGTGGGTGTTAGTTGATAGTAGAGAGGTTGATTATGATTTAGAGGATGAGTTGGATGCAGAGCTTGAAAAACTAAACAACCCTACAACATTATCAAAGGTTCTAAACTTTGTGAAAACGGGTACAGCAAGACCAAACGCAAACTCAGAACAAGACGGTAAACTATTTAAACATAGATACAGATATACAGGTGACACCTCAGACGATTCAAGGTTATTCTGTAAAAAGATGACTCAAGCTAATAAAGTTTATAGAAAGGAAGATATTGTTAGAATGGAATCTGAAGCAGTAAATAAAGGATGGGGACCAAAAGGAGCTGATAATTATTCTATTTGGTTATACAAAGGCGGTGGAGCTTGCCACCATAAATGGGTGAGAGAGACTTATTTGAGAAAATCAGACGTTAATTCACCAATCGCTAAAAAGTTTACACCGTCACAAACTCGTAAACAAGGTGAAATTGCACCGACAAACGATAAACGAGTTTACACACGACCGATTGATATGCCTAATAAGGGATTTTTACCTAAATAATTTTAAGACATGGCAGAAGCACTATTAATATCAAAAAAAGACCTACAAGAATACACTTCTTTGAACGCTAATACAGACGTTGACAAAGTTATTCAATTTGTTCTTGTTGCGCAAAACATTTGGATTCAACAATACACGGGTTCTAAACTATTGGATAAGATAAAAACGGATATTACCAACAATACACTTGCAGGTAACTATATAACGCTTGTAAGGTCGTATTTAAAACCTATGTTAATCCATTTTACAATGGTTGAATATTTACCTTTTTGTGCTTACACCATTTCAAATAAGGGTATATATAAGCACCAATCTGAGAATAGCGAAATTGTATCGAAAGAGGAAGTTGATTATTTAATTGAAAAAGAAAAACGTATTGCAGAAAGTTACTCTCAAAGATTTTTAGATTACATTTGTAAAAACAATAGTTTGTTTCCTGAGTATACAACGAATGAGAATGGTGATGTTTATCCACAACATAATAACTATTTAACTAATTGGTATTTATGAAGAAAAAAAAAGAGTACAAACCAAAGGAAGAAAATATAATTAAACTTAAAATCTATTTAAATGATATTAACAAATTACGGGATAGTAAGTAGTAGCGGGATGAGTACATCGACATTAAATGAAAGTTTATTTGCAGTTTACAAAGCAGAATCAAATGCAAATGATTCTTTAGGTAATTACAGCGGAACACCATACGGAGGGTTAACTTATACAACTGGTAAAAGTGGTAATGCTTTTGTAGGGAATGGAACGGATGCTTATGTTAGTTTACCAAATGATTCATACAACTCTCTTACAGGTGATTTTTCTATTTCATTATGGGTAAATATTGTTAATACAGGGGGGGTTCAACAGGCTTTATTTACAAATTTTGCATATGCAGGTACTGCTTTTTATGGTTTTGCAATTTCAAATTTAGGTTATACCAAGTTTCAAATATTTGATGGGTCAGCAACTCCGGTAACATTACAAGAACCTTCTGCAAATCCATACGGTGCGTGGCAACATATAGTATGTACAAGAAAGACAGGTTCAGCTTCAAAAATATATTTTAATGCTTCTTTAAGTGCTTCAAATGCAAGTACAGTCAATCCTGTGTATACTACTGGAAATATGCGTCCATCAATAGCTGCTCAATCGTACGGTCCTCTTTTTTCAAATTTAGTTCAATATTATGCAGGAAACGGAACAAAAATTGACGAGGTTAATATATGGAATAAAGAATTAACATCAACAGAAGTAACGGAGTTATATAATAGCGCAAGCGGTAAATTTTATCCTTATTAATTATGAAAGTAAGACAATTAACACTAGAACAAAAAAACATCCTTGTAGGCAAAGTATGGGGTTATCAAGGTCAATTATTTAACCCACAACTAGATGCAAACGGTAACTGGTTTATATCAGCAGAAGAAGTAAACGGTTGTACGTTGCAACAAGCTGAATCAATACCTTGTGATGCGTGGCTATTAACCTTGCCCGAAATAGATTATAATCCAATTGTACATGAAGCGTAAATTTTACGAGGGGCAAATAATCAACAATAAAGTCGTTCATACGGTATGGAGCGACTCAAGTAATTACATGATATTATATAAAGATGGAAGTTTTGAAGTTATTAAAAAATAGATGGAATGCACCAACGCCAAACTTTTGGAAAAAAGTGCAAAGTGTTGGAATAGTAATTGGAGGTTTAGGAGCGGTTTTAATCGCACCGCCTTTTGGTTTAGCAATTGCACCTTATATGGTTGCGGTTGGGTCAGTAGCAGGAGTATTATCACAACTTACAGTGGATGAGCAACGTTAGAAGTTACACAACAGACCAACTACTCGATAGAGTAGAAGAGTTGAAGTCATTCAAAACTATTCCATTAGGATATTGGATAGTTGGAGTAAGGTCAAATGAGGATGCACCAAACAAGTACGACGATAAGTTTTACTTATTTAATGGTGAACAATTTGTTAAGGTTGTTACAGGTACAACAAACCCTGGTACACCAATCTTACAAGGTGGTTATTTGAAGTATAACAAAGTAGGTGCCGCGGTTGTTAAATCAAACGAATGGTATTACGATGTTTGGGCTTATGGATTGCATCAAGGTAAAATGCCTGCATTACGTCAAGTTGGTCCATTCATTGTATACCGTGACGGAGATAGGGATGGTAAATCTGAGGAAATCGGAATACCTATAAAAGGCAGTGGTTACGGGATCAACTTCCATAGCATCTCAAATGATTTATCCGTAAAAAAGATTGGAGAAAACATTGGTAACTACTCAGCAGGTTGCCAAGTGTGTAATAATGTAGAGCAATACAGCATGATCATAAATTTAATTAAAAATCAAAATAGGATAACGTACTGTTTATTAGAAGAATTTTAGTATCTTTATAATGTGTTTTGGAGCGGTTTAGAAATAAATCGCTTTTTTTTTGCTTAAAAGTTTGCGTATTAATAATAAATGTTTAAATTTGTAACATAATTAAAAACATAACCCCATGAAAAGAATAACAACAGACACATGTATTTACGATATAAATAATTATATCTCTTCGCGAAAAATTTTAGTTGTGCAATTGACAAGTAGCATAACCGGAATATATCGAGGTAAAGCCCTTATAGAGGCTGAAAGTATTGAAGAAATTACAATTAAAGATGTAATAAATTTAGATTATGAACATTAACCAAAACACAATGAAAACAGCAGATTTAATTGAAAGCCAAATTTCAGAAATTAGAGAAAATTTTGGTTATGGTAACAAATGCGAAAAAGTACCGTATTCAGAAAAGTTAAAAACCGAAGTACAAAAACTTGTCGGAGAAAACTATTTATTCATTCTTAAAATTATGGGTCATGAAGCACGCTAGAACTTTATTATACATTTTAATATGTATTATTTCAGTAGGATTTGTTAATCAGTACTGGAACACATCCACAGCAATATGGATTGGGTTTGGATTATTAGGTTGTTATTTAATCGGTAGAAGTTATGAAGACGTTAATTAAAAAAATATTTAAGGTAGACACGTTAATTATGCCTTCTGACGTGGAATTTACAAAGATTGACAGCGATAGTGTATGGGCAACGTTTGAAGACCTTAGAGAACGTCTTTACATACAAGACGGTTTAGTCTATGATGAACCTGGCAACCGCATCTGTACGACAATGGAACTTGAGCAGTTTAACGAGTTTGCAGAAATAAACAAATGTATAACATGTGGCGGTTCTGGTGAGTACATGGTTACCGATTACGACCAAGACGCACCATTTCAAAACATTCTAATAAACTGTTATTGTGAAAAGCCCTTCGAGTTATGATTACATTTACGAACGTGTACGTAACATGCTCGAAGCTGGCTGGATACAATTGGACATCGCTAAACATTTAAACGTACCCATTGCAACCGTTGGACACGCGATCGCAACATGGGAAGGAAAAAAATATATAACAAGCCTATATTTTGGGCATAAAAACGAAGCATATTATGAAGAAAATTACATTTATCAAGCCCCTACTTATGACGAGCTTTCTGATGATGAGCAGTATATCTGGCGCTCAATTGACTTTACAGCAAATCAAAGACAAGGGGATAAAACATCCTGAAATTGTTTACGCACAATATCGCCTTGAAACAGGAAATGGAGTTAGCAGAGCATTTACCGAATATAACAATGCGTTTGGATTCATTTATAAGGGTCGTTTAATGCGTTTTAAGAGCGTTGACGCATGTGTAGAGTATTACAAGACTTGGCAGGATAAAAGATACGTTAAAGGGGATTATTACGTGTTCTTGCAAAAAATAGGATACGCAGAAGAAGAAGGATATATTCAAATGTTAAAAAAGTTTTAAAATGAAAATATTAAATTTATACGCTTGTTTGGGGGGGAATAGATATAAGTGGGATGAAGTAGCAAAAGAAAAAGGAATTGAAATTGAAGTTACAGCAGTTGAATTAGATCCTGAAGCAGCTCGTTTGTATCAAGAAAGATTCCCAAACGACAAAGTGATAGTTGCAGATGCTCACCAATATTTATTAGACCACTTTAAAGAGTTTGATTTTATTTGGAGTTCACCACCATGTCCAAGTCATAGTAGGGCAAGATTTGCGAGAAGAAATACAACAACTGCTATTTATCCTGATTTAAAATTATATGAAGAGGTTTTATTTTTAGAAAATTATTTTGATGGTAAATATTGTGTAGAAAATGTAATACCATACTATGACCCATTAATACCTGCACAAAAAAGAGGTAGGCATTTATACTGGACTAACTTTAATTTACCAAATGATTTGAATGAACGTAAATCATCAATAATGGAAGGTAAGGATGAAGTTAGTAAATGGTGTGAATTTCATAATTATGATTTTAGACAATACAAAGGTGAACAAAGACTTGATAAAATGGCTCGAAATTTAGTAGACTATGAAGCAGGGCGCACAATCTTTGAAGTCGCTTTAGGTGTATACAACCAAAATAAAAATACTAATCAATTAACAATATTTTAAAATGAAAAAGATAATTATAGCAGCAGCATTGCTAATGGTAGGATGTGCTAAAGAAGAAATAAAACAGTGTGATTGTTTACGCATAACTGACATCAAGCATGATTCAATTGTAATGTATAAAAACAATATCTACACCGCCGAAATAACAACCATAAGCGATTGTACATTTCTAAAAACAAAACGTATGTTTAGTAGTGAAATAGAACCATATAAGCAAAACAAAGTCGGTGAATGCTGGCAACCTCCTTTTTAACCAACTAAACCGATCTAACAAGTCGGTTTTTTTGTGATTCGTAAAAAAGTAAAAATTACATAAATAATTATTTCGGTTTTTATCCTTTCATTATCAGTATTTTGAAACAAAAAATAAAATATCCAAGTTACATCGCCCTTAGTAGTAGTAGTAAAACATTTATTTTTTTTTCTGAAAAAAAAGTTGACAAAGTGACTTTTTGATTATAACACTCTAAACAACAACGTGTTAACACCGAAAAAAACCGTCACTTTTTACTTTTTAAATATTTCTAATTTTTCTTATTTAGACTCAATATAAATTAACATTTTTTTTTTATAATTGTGTATTTAATTAAAATGATTGTTTATATTTGTACCATAATTATAGTAGTGGTAGCTATATTAAGAAACTTATTAAATTCCTCGAGTTGAAGTGACTACCACCACGGATACTCGGGGTTTTGTTTTTTATGAACAATTTTACATTTGTAAGGAGGGCAACTCCAAAAGACCTTGACATTAGAAAGTTAAGAATTGAAAAGAGTCAAAACAAAGCAACACTTGACCAACTTCAAAATATTTCTGATTTAATTATTAAAGTTCATAATTCATATTATGAAGAGAAATTAAACGAGTTCATTAAAAAAGTCACTTTACAAGAAGAGGAACAAAACTTAAAGTTTAAAACTAACTCTGACAAGTTCAATAGAATGGTTGAAACGATAACATCAGGAGTTAAACCAACTTTGAAATGTAATTGTATGGGTGATTTAATGTATATTAATAGCACCTATCAAATGGTTGGATGTACAAATTATAGAGATGTTAACTTTGAACATTTTAAAATGTACAAGCCACAACAGTATAATAGTGAATGGACGTTAGAAAAAAAGATTGAAGAGTTCCAAGTTTCTAAACATTATTTATCTGCTATTTGCAAAGCATTATCAATAAAAGTAAAGGCTTCTGACTTATATGAATTTTTAATCTTAAACAAAATTAAACTTCATAGAGAGGATATAAATAGAGAATTCTTTTACACTGCAAGAAATGCTCAAGAGCTATCAAGAAAACGAGAAGATTTAATCTATTCAGAACTTTCTAAAAAATATGATAGGCTTGAAAAACAATTAGTGATAGCTTATCAATATTCTTATGAGAATTTTATTAGGTTTGCAATTCCAGATGTTATTGTTTTTGATGATAAGAACATAATTGTCTATGAACAAAAGAAATCAATAGAAAACATTAATCTGTTACAAACAGAATTGTATGTTGAATTGATTAAGCAAATGGTAGATGATTCTTATGATGTACTTGTAAAGTATGTTATTGAAGAAGATTATCCATTTATGCCTGAATTTGTAAATAAACATGAAATATTAACCTTAAATACTTTATAATGATGATTGATTTTGCTTATGACCTTCTTAATGAAGGTTTAAACCCCCTGCCCTTAAATAGTAATAAATCACCGAAACTACCTAAAGGACATAATTATTTATATGAAAAAGTAAAAGAGGAAGATGTAGAAAAATTGTTTGCTTTTGCCGATAAGATTGGAATTGCTTGCGGTTTAGTTTCTGATGGTTTTTACTGTATTGATTTCGACTGTCATAATGGAGAGGACGTTGGAGCGATATATTCTGATTTTATAGATATACCATTTGTTTATTCATTACTTGAAGAGGGCAAACTTTCGGTTTATAAAACAATGGGTGGAGGATTTCACGTTTATTTCAGATATACAAAAGACGTTTTAAAAGGGGATGTTTTCTCATATTGGGAAACTAAATCTGTAATGATTGAAATACGTGGAAATGGTCAATATTGCGCTTGCTATCCAAGTGAGGGCTATACTCATTTAACAGGAGTTGAATATTTAAAACTAACTGAAATTGAATCTGAAAAAGAATGGTTAGCGATTAAAGATTATGCTCATTCATTTAACAGATACAAGGAAATAGTTAGTAGAGCAAAGATTTCATCTAACGATAAGAAATGGGCGGAGTCATGGAAAAACGATACACCTGATGGTAAGTATAATTTAGAGTTCGAAGAAGAGTCAAAAGAATTATTATTGAAATCAGGGTGGCAATTAAGCACGGTAAAACAAGATAATGTTGAATATTGGACAAGACCAAACAAAGATGCAAAAGATGGTTTTAGTGCAACATTTGGACATTTTAAAAGTATGTTTTATATTTTTTCTGAAGATGCAAGTTGTGAACCATTTAAATCAAGACAAGCATATAGCCCATTCAATATACTTACTGAATTAAAGTACGATGGTGATTGGAAAAGAGCAAAAGACGATTTAAGAAAGCGGTTTAACATGGTCGACAATGAAGAGTTTTGGTCGACAACAGAAAAAGGAAACTACTCACTTAATAACAAGCGATTCAAGGATTTTTTAGAGTCAAACGATTTCTTTAAAAACTCACCTAACGAGGGGAGTACATTTGATTTTATACATAAAGATGGTATATTCTTAAAAATTGTTTACGAAAAAGACATGAAGGATTTTGTTATTGATTGGGTAGAGCGAAATAAATGTGATGAAGGTGTGTTCAATTTGATTACAGGAAACTTAAAGTTTTTTAAACGTGACTATTTATCTTTATTAAAATCTAAACCTATAAAAACTTTAAAAGATACAAAAGATAATTGTTTTCTTTATTATCAAAACTGCATTGTAAACATCACAAAACAAGGCAGGTCTGTTATGAGTTATTCTGAGATTGATTCAGGAGTATGGAGAGACCAAGTAATTAACAGAGACTATTTCCCTATCGACCATCACCCATCAGAATACAGGCAGTTTATTTGGAAAATATCAGGGCAAAACGAACAAAAATATAAAGCATTTCAAACTGTTATAGGTTATTTATTACATTCTCACAAAACGAATTCTAACAATAAAGCGATAGTATTTAATGACGAGGTGATTTCAGAGAATCCAAACGGAAGGAGTGGAAAAGGTGTATTTTGGAATGCGTTAAAACATTTGCGTAAAGTTCAATCATTGGATGGGAAAACATTTGATTTTAACAAGTCATTTCCTTATCAGAATGTATCGACAGATTGCCAAGTGTTAGTGTTTGATGACGTTCGCAAAAACTTTAATTTTGAGAATCTGTTTAGTGTTATTACAGAAGGGATAACAATTGAGTATAAAGGAAAAGACTCTATAAAATTAGACGTTACAGAATCGCCTAAAATTATTATTACAACTAACTATACAATTAACGGAGATTCAGCTTCATTTTTAGCACGTAAATACGAGGTTGAAATGAGCAGTTATTTCAATGATAAGTATACACCTTTACATGAATTTGGTCATCAGTTGTTTAATGATTGGGATCAAGAGGAATGGTCACGTTTTGACAACTACATGATGGAATGTGTTCAGATATATTTAGAGAATGGATTGATTGAAATGCCTTTGTTTAATTTAGCTTATAGAAAATTAGTTAATGAGATTTCAGATGAAATGTTGATTTTCTTTAATTCAATTGACAAAAACGAATGGTTAAAAGTAAAAACTGTTTATGATAATTTACTTGACTCATTCCCTGAATTAAGAAAACGAAATATTTCACAAAACATAATGACAAGGAACTTGAAAAAGTTTTGCGAGTTTTACGATTTTAATTTTGAAAGCTCGTACAGTGGGGGAATTGGAAAAATAAAAATAGAAGTGATTGATGAACTAACTAAACCTGAAGAGGAATGTCCATTTTAAGAGATTACCAAACTGAGATATCGCACAAAGCGTGCGGTATTCTCAAAGAAAAGCGAATAGTTTACCTAATGATGGAGCCACGCTGCGGTAAAACTTTGACCGCTTTAGAAACCGCTAAACTATACGGAGCTAAAAACGTTTTATTCTTAACTAAAAAGAAAGCTATAAGCTCGATTGAAAGCGATTACAAGGACTTTAATTACACATTTAATCTAACAGTTACAAACGATGAGCAGTTAGCTAATATCGAAGGAAACTTTGATTTAATAATCCACGATGAGCATCATAGGTTTGGAGCATTCCCGAAGCCAAGTAAACGAGTGAAAGAATTTAAACTAAAGTTTTCACGTGTACCAATGATTTTTTTAAGTGGTACACCTGCATCAGAAAGTTATTCTCAAATGTACCATCAGTTTTGGGTGAGTTCTTATTCACCATTTAAAGACGTTAATTTTTACAAGTGGTCAAAAACATTTGTAAATGTGAAGCAGAAAAACATGGGTTATGCAATGATTAACGACTATTCAGATGCAAAAATTGCATTGATTGACGAAGTAATACAACCGTATATTATTCAGTTTACTCAAGAACAAAGTGGATTTGAAAGCAAAGTAAAAGAACACGTGATCTATTACCCTACATTATGCAGAAACTTAATAGAACGTTTAGAGAAAGACTTAATTATTGAGGGCAAAGAAAACGTAATATTAGCCGATTCGGGAGCAAAGTTAATGCAGAAAGTTCACCAATTAGAGAATGGAACAATTAAGTTTGAGTCGGGCAAATCAATGATTCTTGACACTCGAAAAGCTGAATTTATTAGAGATTATTTTGTAGGTAAAAAGTTAGCTATATTTTACTATTACGTTGAAGAGCTTGAATTGTTAAAGTTAGTTTTCCCTAACTCTACAAGCGATTTAAACGAGTTTAACACAACATATAAACATTACATTGGACAGATGTACGCAAATAGTATGGGTATAAATTTAAGTAAGGCAGATTGCTTAATAATGTATAACATAGGCTATTCAGGGACAAATTTTATCCAGGCGCGAGACCGCTTGACGACTCAAAATAGAAAAGAAAACGATGTTTATTTTGTGTTTGGAAAAGGTAGCTTAACTGAAAAAATTTACAAGGTTGTATCACAAAAGAAAAACTTTACTGAAAAGATGTACTTAAAAAAATAATTTGTATCTTTACTTTTGTATTGTCGCAGATACTTTAAAAACTTTAATAATCCCCTGTCATGACGAAACTGCGACTTCTGATTGACGGGGTTTTTAATTTTATGGAAGAAATATTTAAAGATATACCAGGTTATGAGGGGTTATATCAAGTAAGTAATTTAGGACGTGTAAAATCATTACCTAGAAAAGTATGCAATCATTTGGGTTGTTATATGTCGAAAGAAAAAATAATGATGTTTGCTTTTAGTAAAGGGTATTTTAAAATATCTTTATTAAAAGACAAAAAAAGAAAAACATATCTTGTACATCAACTAGTAGCATTAACTTTTCTTAATCATACAATATCAGGTCATAAAATAGTAGTAGACCATATAAATGACAACCCATTAGATAACAAGCTTGAAAATTTACAATTAATTACTCAAAGAGAAAATTCATATAAAACTCAAGGTAAATGGTCATCTAAATATAAAGGTGTAGGATGGAGTTTAGAAAAAAATAAATGGAGGTCTTATATAAGAATAGATGGTAAAAGTAAGCATTTAGGTTATTTCAAATGTGAATTAGCAGCAGCGGTTGCGTATCAAAACAAATTAAAAACACTATGAGTATTTTAGAAAGTAAGATTCAAGCGAGTTGTATAAAGTATGCTAAGGCTAAGGGTTGGTTTGTTTTAAAAGTGATACGTTGTAACGTTAGTGGCTACCCTGATTGCACTCTATTCAAAGACGGTAAAACGATATTTGTTGAATTTAAAGCGGAAAAGGGCATCCAATCTGAATTGCAGAAATACGTTGAAAAACAATTGATTGACCAAGGTTTCAAATATTATTTAATAAAAAGTTTAGAAAAATTTAAAGAAATACTTGCAGATTAATAATTAATGATTATATTTGTAACATAACTAAACAAAACACACAATGAAAACAAACCTCAGAAAATTAGCTTTGATCCTTCGGAAGGTAGACGCTAGCAAGTTCATTTACATTAGCACATCAAGACATGATATTGTACTTGGAGCTATGAAACAAGATGTATTAATTGACGACTTAAATATAAATTGGGATTCAATTGAATACGATTTAGAAGTTACAATCTTTAAGAAAAACAACGTTAAACTATTTGTATCATGAAAAATTTATACAGAGCGTTGGCTAACTTCCAACAAGAAGTGCCAACAATACACAAAGGGACTGCAGGTTATGGCTACTCGTATGCAGACCTTACAGCGATTTACAAAGTAATTAACCCATTAATGAAAAAACATGGGTTAGGATTTACGCAACCGATAGTAAACAATCAAATGGTTACTATCATTTTTCACGTTGAAAGCGGTGAGTCAATTGAAAGTAAAACAGATATTCCAATGAACGTACAACTCAAAGGGATGAACGACTTTCAAGTAATGGGTAGTGCGATAACTTACTTTAGAAGATACTGCCTTTCGTCAATGTTAGGACTTGTAACAGATAAAGACATCGATGCAAGTGG